CAGGGCATTTCGCTGGCCCACCTTGGCGTTGTAGCGATCAATCGCGGCCTGCTCGCCGAGCTGAGTGCCTTGCAGCAACGGAGCCGCCTGCACCTGAGAGCCGCCGAACCCCTGGAATTGCGGCATGTTCGGCGTGCTGCCCGTGCGGAGTGCGTTGATTTCCGACAACGGCAGGTTGCGGAGGTAGGCCTGCTCCTGAATCGCCTGCTGCCGCGCCGCAGACTGGTCGCCAAACATGCGCGAAGCCTCGCTTCCGGCCTGCATTTGCGCCTGAAGCATGGCGTCGTTCTTCGCTTGTGTCAGCCTGTCCATCTCGCCGCGCCATGCCTCGCTGCCCTGCGTAATGCCCTGGTTGGCCATACGGGTGCGCATCGCATTCTCGTCGCGGTCAAACTGCGGTTGCAGCCGACCCATCAGCGCCTGGGCGACAGCCTGACGCGTCGCCTCGTTTCTGGTGTCAACTGACGGAATACGCGACATGTTAAACGGCGTTGCCATCTGCTGGGAGACGCGATTAAGGCCGGCAGATGCCGTATTCAGGAGGTTGGTATTGATTCCCTGCTGTATGCCGTATTGCTGGGCAGCCACCGGTGACATCTGGTCAATAATGCGGACGCGGTCAGGGTCGCCATCGATTCCGTACTGGATGCGGCGCGATCCTTCGGCGTTGTCCCATTCCGGGTTTGACAGCCGGGAAGTTGCGCGGGCCGCATCAATGTTTGCCGCGCCTTGCGCAATAGCGGCTCCAGCGTAATCCGGAGCGGGTGGAGCCTTGGGTTTACTCATCGCGGCACCTCAAGCCATTTGCACCCATTGCGGGGCATGGTATAGATCAACAAATCGCCATCAGGGCATCCGTCGGGTATTGTCCCGGTCAGGATGAATCCAAGATGCTCGTCAAATCTTCGGGCCTTGAGGTTGCTTTCAGCCACTAGCCCGATAATAACACGGCACCCCAATTGCCTGAAGGCATAATCAAACACGGCGCGGATATATTCGCGCGTTACCCAGTTACGGGCGCTGCTGGCGACGTGCATATAGATGCTCGCGCCGTTGTGGCCGTCAAACAGCACGCAGGCAATGATCTTACCGTCTCTCAGCATACCGAAGCATTGCGCGCCCTGCCGGTATTCACCGCCCGCGTGCCGCTGGAAGTAATCCCCCAGGATGTCATTCCATTGCGGACCGCAGACGATGCTATAAGCCATATCCGACCTCGAAAATGAAGTCCGTATTCACCCAGTTGAGATCCGTTATCCGGTTGGTCAGCCGGACATGCATGGCCACGTTGTACCCAACGGCTGGCGCTGTCAGCCAATCCTGTTTTGCCGGTGAATATCCACTCACCCAGACGGACGCATCCCAGACGGCGCTATCCCACAGCGCATAGGAGCCAAGGGAAAATGTCGGCCAGCCTGCAGGCGGCGTCTGGTCATACTCAACATTCAAACCGATACTGAGCCCGAACGCATTGGCGTCAGCCCCGGCAACCTGAATAATCGGACGTATCAATTTGAAGTGCTTTTCACGCGCCGGATAACCGAAATTACTGAACGCCTGCAGGCACTCGGCAAAGATGTTGGTTTCCCCGTCCTTGTTTCCATCCCATGCCCGGCATACCTTGCCGGTGGTCCCGAAAAATATATGATCGTCGTACAACTCCCAGCAGATGGCATCCCATCCCACGAACCGACACCATGATCCGGTAATCGTGTTCATCACATACTGCTGGTTGGCCTGCGTGCTGATCGGGACATTCAGTATCAGCATGTTCTCCTTCGGGAACGGGCACAGTTCCCAGCCGAAATTGGTCCCGTACAGACTGACGGCCGTGCTGACGGCCTGCTGGATCTTGTCCGTCACCGCCAGCTTGTTGTTGACACGAACGGTTGTCAGCGCCCTCGACAACGGCACAAGCCCATCTTGGCAGACGATGACAAGCTCCGATCCCATCTTGGTTATGCATCGGCGACCCACGGGAGAGCCGATCCAGTACACGCCGACAAGCGCCCATGTGCTGGAGGACGCCGGGTCGTAACCTTTGTAAACGGCAATCTCGCCCTCAGATGTCAAGAACACCAGATGATCGTCCATGCCATATCCGGCATCGATCGTCCATGTCCCCATTGTCAGCAGGTATCCTCCTCGTCTGAAGATTGCAGACAGGTCGAACTCAGTTGCAGCGCCAGCCACAGAATCAACAGGGAGATACCAAGCAGAAAGGCTGTCAATCTCAACAAACCAGACGCGGCGCTGATGCAGGCAGACATCAACCAGCGTATTGGTCGTGACGCCAGTGATAGCAGGGGTCGATAGCGCATTTATGGCCGTCCATGCTGTCCCGTTGTACAGCAGAGGATCATCCACGCCATTGACCAAATACAGGAACTTGCCGCCGGTCGTGGAGACGTTCGCCTTTTGCCAGCGCGCCGAGTTGAGTCCGGACACGACAGCGGCACCAATCGCCCCGTCGCTGCTGACATCGTAGATACCATCATCAGCAGCCGCATAAAGTTCAGCCGTGCCGTCCGCCGCGTTATAGGCCGCCAGCGTCTCGATGTCGATCGCCAGCCCGGTAGCCCAGTCCGTATAGCCCTTTCGCACCATCACGTCGGTCGTGCGCGGGAAAAAGTTGTCCATGATGACCGCATCGGTGACATTCATCGCTGCGATGCTGTCCCTTGCGTTCCATCCGCCGACAGGGGCTGTTATTGACCGGCTGGACGACTTGCGGGCGCGCCCCTGCCTCACCATGGCCTGACGCATCAAAGGCTCCAGTTGCCATAAGGCACAACAGTACCTGGAACGCGAAGACGCGGCATTCCCGCCATGCTGATCGACGTGGGGGCTTTGTCGCGCGTGATGGCATCAGCAACCATGCCCTCATACAGACGGAAGTCCTCGGCATATTCCAGCCCCTTGACCTGCCTCCACCGCCAGATAAGGCCCACCGTCATGATCTGCTCATCAAGCAAGGCAGAATCATCGTCGGCGCTGTATGCGCTCTTACCTGTCGTCCCGTCCGATGCAAGCACCCAGTTGGCCGTCTTGTATTCAAAAGCCATGGTTTGCGAGGCGGTCGGGTTTGGCAACATCAGGATGTGGCCGCCGCGCAATATGAACTGCTGAAAAGGCCCGGTTTGAGGCGACGCCTTGAGCATTTGCCAGTCTTGCGGCGTGATTGAGCCATAGACAGGTCGGCGAAGGGTGCGATTCCAGAACGTGTCGGGAATGATGTACTTGAAATCAGTCCCGGCGATCGTCGATATCGCGCCCTGGTCATCGGCGGCAACACCGGTAAACGTCACCTCCTTCCGCAGCGCCTGCCAGTCAAACCGCTCCGACAGGGATTGCCCCTCCTGATTCAGCAGGGTCATCAACTGCATGATCTGCGCATCGCTGGACGACACGATTGCATTGGGGACGACGATGCCGATTCGACGGCACGCATCCTGAACCACTGACAAGAGGGACATAAGGGCTCCGGTTAGGCTGCTCGCTTGGTCTTCAGTTCGCGCTCAAGTTGCTTGATGCTGTCAAGCGCACTGGCCAACTGTTCCTTGAGCTGCTCGTTTTCGATCTTGAGGTTGATATTTTCGCTGGCAACCTGCGCAGACCCGTCGCCGCGAGTGCGCAGCCATGCTGCAGCCTTTTCGCTCAGCGCGCGCGCGCCCATGCCGATGCGGCCGATGGCCTGCTCATTGGCTGACGCCAGATCCTCAACGGTCAGGATGTTGGCGCTCAGGCATCGCTGCTGCTCACTGGGTTGCAGCAGCATGAAGCCGCGAATGGGAGTGCCCATCGGCGGCATTTCGTTCTGTTGCAGGTACTGCTCATAAGCCATTTTGAATCCCTGCACGAATTCATAGGGCCAGCCTTGGTCACCGCTACGGTGCTTGGCTTCAATTTCCCTCAACCAGTCCTTGGCGACCTTCTCCACGCAATCGCGGGAGCCGGGCGGGGTGATACAGGCAAAATCCTCGTCTCGGGTCACCTCATAGCCTGCTTCGACAGATGCGGCATTGTCGCGGACTGCGACCCGCTTGAAGCGGACATAAGGAGGACGAATAGGGCTGTTTCCAGTGGTGCGGAGTGCGCCTTGCATTTGGGGTCACCTACTATGCAAAAAATGGAAGAACGGGCCGAACAATGTCCGGCCCGGTTGAGTCAGGTTAGGTAACCTGACCCTGAACGAACGAACGGGACAGTTGCGCCTTGATGAAACCGGTATAAGTACCGGTCACGGTCACGGAGCCACTGGCGGTGGCGTTGTTGTTCATCGTCACGGTGCGACCATCCTCGCTGATGCCGGTCACGGTCGTACTGGCCGCGATGCCGGTGCCAGACAGGGCGATGCCGTAGAACCAGCCGTCAGCAGGAGCCGACAAGCGCAGCACGTTGGAACCGCTCACGGTCGTGGTGTTGGCTTTGGCCACGGTCCCCGTAGACGCCAGCACGCTGACGGCGTTGAGGATCTGCTTGCCGTTGGAGACAGCACCGACAGTGCCCGCACCAGTCAGGCCGAAGGTTGTACCAG